CCTCTCTAAAACGTCTGTTAAAACAGATCTTGTTTTTATGCTTACATAAGGTTCGAAACAGTTACTGTACGATAGTAAGTGTTCTTATGAGTAGCACCTGTACCAACCACACCAGCGCCAGCAGAAGTAGCGAATGGGTTAGCAACCATACCGTAACGAGTCTTAAAGCCGATTTTCGGTTGGAAAGTATTCTCACCAACAGCACGTACCATTTGTAGAGGCACATATGGGCAGTAGAACAAGCCAGCATCAAAGGCAGAAGAACCTTTGTAGCCAAGAGTATAGTAGTTAGTAGTTGCATATGGATCGATGTACACTTTAATGCGACCATTCAATACACCAGCAAAAGTGTTACCAGTGTCATCTACTTGAAGGTTATTGCTAAGAGCAGGAGTGTAATCAAGAACACCAGCCATCTGAAGAGCAGAAGCAACATCAGAAGAAGTGATCATTACATTACCTTTACCACGACGAGTGGCTTTAGCAATTGCGTTAGCATCACGCTCGATTTGGAAGATCAAACCTTTGAACTTCTCAACTGACCAACGACCGTTAGAGTCAGTGTCAAGGTCGAAAGTACCAGTAGTGGTAACATCGCTTTGAGCACCAGCAGAAGCAGTACTGTTTACAGTACGGATAACTTCACGGTTGATTTCAGCAAGAATCTCAGAAGATAAGATATTGCTTAGTTCTTGTTCAGCGTCTAGACCGTGAACAGCTTTCAAGTCTTGAGCAAGTTCCATAGTGTACTCAGCTTTCAGCGCACGGCTTACAGCAGTTACAGAAACTTTATCAATTGAGAAAGCCATTTCGGCAAACTCAGGAGCAGTTCCGTCGCCTAGTTTTTCAACAGCTTCAGTGCTGAAACCTACGCCTGGAACGCCTTGAGAGTTAGCGCCTGGAGTACCAGCAGCAGTACCAGAAGCACCTACTACATCGCCACTACCAGAGAACTCAGTATCAGCTTCGGATAGACCGAGAGCTTCAGTACCGCCCTGAGTGGTGTAGCTTGATTTCATCGCAAAGATAAGACCAGTAGGACCAGTCATTGGCTGAACGCCAACTACATCATAAGCGATTAGGTTTGGCATAGCACGACGCACTAGGCTGATTAGTACTGGATCGAAAGTATCGATGTCACCAGCACCAGCAGTAGAGCTTGACGCACCCATGTGGTTAGCTGGAGCAGCTTCGCCCAAAAGTGATGGACGGAAAGCGCCACCGCTTTGAGCAGCTTGCTCAGCTGCATTACGTTCTTGGTTTTCTAACAAGGTGGCTACTGTTGAACGCTTGTGAGCATCAGCGATCTTGGGGAGATCAGCGTGCTCTAATACAGGTTGCCACTTCTTTTGAAGTTCGTCAGTTTGATACATTTTAGGTTCTCCTTAAAATAAGACCTTTTTATTATTACAGTTTATTTATAATATGTTACTTTTTAATGCTTTTCGAAATGGCATTCAAGTATGCATTCATGCTGGGATCAACAGCAGTAGCCTCTTCAGCTAACTCAAGAGGTTCATCTTCATCGATCACTACTTCTTCAGAAACAACTTCTTCTTTAGGGAAGTAGCTTTCTTTCAGAGTTTCAAGTTTAGCAGCATAAGAATCAGCGTCTTCAAATTCAACGCCTTCAGCTAATGACTGCAGTTTTGCAGCTTGAGACTCAGTAATGTTTCCACAAGCAGCAGTTAGGATAGCAGATTGCTTAGCCTCAACCAACTCCTTGCGAAGCTCGATGTTTCTTTCCATTTCTTCATTGATTGAAGATTCAAGCTCAGTCACCTTAGAAGCTAACTCGTCTACCAAGTCAACTTTCTCTTCTGGGATGTCGATGTAATTTTCAGTGAATAGACCACGTAGTCCAGTCATGAAGTTCTCAACAATCTCAGCACGGATGCCTTGCTCAACAGCTAGTTCGTTGTCTTTCATCCACTCTTCAGCAACATACTCAAGATATGAGTCAACTTGCTCAGAGAGTTTCTCAGCGATTTGAACTTTCTCAGCTTCAAGTTCGCTTTCGAAGTCAACAGTAACTGTTTCTAGGATTTCATTTACCTTTGATACCAAAGCAGCTTCAAAGATAGTGGTAGCTTTAGTAGTGAACTCTTCAGAAAGTTCTTCACCGCTGAACATAGCTTCTACATCCTCAGCAACAGAAACATCTTCAGAAGAGATCTGACGAATTTCCTTAATTGACTGAGTTTCTTCAGCAACTTCTTCAGCAGGCTCGAAACCTTCAACTTTCATAGCAGCCATAATTGACTCATATGAAGCAGCAAGTTCGTCTTTCTTCTTACCCTTAACAGCGTCGAGCATAGCGTTGATCATGCCAGACTTAGTCTTGGGTACAGGTGCTTGTTTCGGTGCGGATTTCTTGACAGTAGCAGCAACTTCATCAGCTGCAGCATCACCATCAACTTCTTTCTCCGCAGTAGCTTCAACGACTTCTTGCTCTTCAGCAATAGTTTCGTCTAGCTCTTTTAAGTCTTGATCAGACATCGGATATCTCCTGTACAAATTAATTGGTTAACACGTGTATTTATAAAAACTTACAATTTAGAAACAAAATCTTCAAAAACTCGTAGTTTAGCTTCTTCAAGGTCTTTCAACGAGGCTTTTTTGATTTCGCTCTGGTAATCGGCTATGGTAGCTTCACGGATAATTCCATTTTCCCATACCCATTCTTTTCCTTCCATGATGCCCTGGACGAATGCATCTGGAGCAGATGGGTCTGCTACAATATCAGCTGCGGTTGCCAAGTAGAAGTCATTTTGAACTTCAGCTACTCCCTTCCCATTCAGTTTGACTGTACCCATACCACGTGAAGATACACCTAATTGCGCCCCCTCATCCATTAGCGACTTAACAATCGCACCGTATGGAGTTTCAGTCATAATCTTAGCACGTCCCATAAAGTTTGAGCCATCACGCTTCAAATCTGTAATCATATGAGATACACGCTCTAAATTAATAGTTGGACCTTGCGGGTGACCAAGCTCACCATACGCACGGTTCTTTTCTACATATTCTTTATTATAACGCTGGATTTCTTTGTCTAAAACTTCCGCAGGGTAAACACGACCATTCCTGTTTTTGATATCGCCCTGCAGGAAAACGCCCTCGATGAAATAAGACTTACCGCCCTTTTCATCTTTAGCTTCTGTCAGATAATTAATATCTTCGTTTACTTCGCAGATTAGCTTCATTTTAGTACCCTTTTTTTAAATTCCTGATCTCGCAATCGGAGTTGCTTTAAAAGTATTTGCCCCACGCAGACCCTGTCCAGTCTCTAAATTTAAAACTATAACTTCGTTCGCTACCATAGTAAGAACAGCAAAGTCACCATCGTCAGCAGCATTTCTGATAGTTACATCACCCGCAGCACCAGCAACTAAACGAACTGAATTTCCTTTAAGTTGAGTAGTAGCACTCAGCGCAACTGTGGAACCGATTACTTTCATTACTTGCCTCCAAACGCAACGTCTAATAGTTGGAACATACCCTCAGGCGACTTCTCCAACATTTTCTCAGCCTTCGCTTTATTAGCAGGCTTGAGTTTCTTTAACATATTTAGCAACGCTGACGCAGTAGTCATATCGAGTTCTTCGCTCTTGCCGTTACCAAACTTAACCTTTTTAGCAGACTTACGCTTTACGATGTCTTCAAGCTGGTCTACTACTTTACCCTCAGATAAATCGGACTCCTCATCCTCATCTTCATCTTCAGGGCATTCGCATTCTTCATCACCGTCTTCGCATTCGCATTCTTCATCATTTTCCTTGATTTTAGCTTCAGTGATTTCAGCACGATCACCGTCAAATTGGTGGTCGCCAGCTACAGGGTGCTTAGTTACAGTCATCTTATGCTTTTCTACAAAATCCTTTTCCTTTCCAGCTTTAGGCGCTAGAGCTTTTTCAGGATTCTCACCGCCAGTAACAGCTAAG